TGTTTCTTTCTTCGGTCTCACGAAGAATCTCGGCCTTGCGTTCTTCGAGTTCATTGACTTCGGACTCGATAGCCTCAAGGTCGGCGTTCTCGGTGTTTAACAGTTCACCGAGTTCGGCGGAACGTGTTTCCACTTCCTCCATGTTCATTTCCTTGATTTCCATTACTTGCCTCCTTTCAAGGCCTGTATGCGTAACTCTATGGCCTTGACTCTTTCCTCATGGAGAAGTCTCTCCGCCTCTGCCTGTGCCTGTTTCAGTCTCTCCGCCTCCACGTCTGCAATCACTCCGTCGCAGAACTTTCTTGCACTTATTGAGGTATAGTCGTTTGCCGGAAGAGATACGGCCGACACGTCATAGACCTTTGAAACGTCGGTGATGGTACGCAACCACACCTCGCCGCCTTTGTCGGCCTTGACCTGTTCGAGTCTGTCGTCATTGACGGTAAACCCGAACGACATTTTCGACGTATAGCCTCCTTTTATCTCCTCATAGAGTTGTCGCCCGATTTCAGTTCCGCCGAGGTAGGCGTCAATGTATAAACCCCTCTCGGCGTCCTTGTTTAGTTTCAGGGTGCCGTTCGCCATACGTGCGAACACTCTCCCCTTGTGGTCGTATTGCATGATAACGTCGGTCATGTCGGCGTTGTCGAATGCGTGGCGGTCGACCTGTTCTCTTACTTCGACCTGATACCCGTCCTCTCCCTTGTAGGTATAGAGGGTGTATGGTTCGTCGTATGTTGAGGCATAGCCTTCCACTCTGTATTCGTTCTCGCCGTCGATTTCCTTGACTTCAATCTGTAAGTCACGGTATTCCCGACCGTTTTCAATTTTCTGTGGTATCTTGTCCATTCTCTTTTTCTCCTTCCGTTGGCTCTCCCAACTTCTCGTCTAGGGTGTAATACTCACCACGAATGACGGCCTTGTCGCCTTCTTCGATAGGTTCGTAGTTGAATAGTTCCCTGATTTCGTTGATTGTCAAAACGCCTCTGTCACCTAACTGTTGCGCCATGTTGACTTTCTCACTGACTGACATATATTGCAGTCGGTTAGCGTTCACATAGACGTGATTGCCGAAGGCACGTTCACGGTCTGTATAGATTGCCCGTGATAATGCCTCACTCAAAGCAATGGCGAACGGTTCAATTGCCAAATTGAAAAAGGCGTCTAAAGCCTCACTGTTTGCCTTGCCTTGTATGACGTCTTCAGGAACTCCGAAGTAGTCGAACACGTTCTCCTTGATTGCCTTTAACTGGTTGGCGTCCACCGTGTACGGGTTCGAAACTACCTGTTTGACATTGTCATAGGTGTTCGGGAACAATAACACTCCGCCACTTTCTCCCTGTAAGTTGTAGTCTCTAAAGCGTTTTGCCTCTAAAGCCAAGTCCTCTGGAGCAGTGAAATTTTTAACGGAGGCCATAAAGCGGTAACTCGCCGAGTTCTTCACGGCCTCTTTTATCGCCTGTTCGTTGATAGTGATTAAGTCCATGGTTGAATCAAAGGCGTGGTTTGAATCGCCGAACATGTCGCTCTGGTACTGGTGTTTACATAAGAACGCACACCGTTCGAACTCCACGGCACCGACAAGGTTATTGCGGAACTTATACTCAACCCACAACTTCCCCTTTGTGTCTTCCTTGATTTTCACGTTCTCCGGCAGAACTGGGGTGAACCCGATTGTTTCATAGTACTTGTTCTGTACGGGAACAATGAACAGGTTGTTTGTGCAGTCGAGAATGGTCGAACACCTCGCAAGGAACTGCGACCATGACTGCCAACTGTTCGGGTAGTATTTAATCAATGCCTTCAATCTCGGTTGCGCCTCTCCCTGAAGTTCAACCTTTAACTTTGATATGTGACGTGCCTTCGTTTCTATTGCCGACCGTACCAGTGCCGACTCATAGATTGAGCCATAATGGTCTCGGAAAACGGGTTGGTAGGCAGTGAGAAGTTTGAACTCGTCACTCGTCTTCACGACCTTCGGTTCTTCCTTCGGGAATAACCAGTCAAACAGTCCCATAATTTTCTATCTCCTTTCGTTGCGTAAACGGCCACCGTATTCCGACCACCACTTCTGCCTGACAATCATGGCGCACACTAACGCCGCCACGCCGTCAATGTGACTTGTGGAAGTCAGTTTCACGATTCGTGACCGTTCCTTCTCGGCACTGAACTTTAGTGCCGTATCGAGAAAATGCACCTTTAAGAGGTCATTGTCCCCAAGGTGCAGTTTGCCGTCTTTGATAAGTCCTTCAAGTTCTGCAATGGCGGGGTGACAGTTGAAACCCTGTGCCACGTCGTCGCACTTGAATCCGTATTCGTCGAGTTGTTGTGTCAGGTATGCCGCATTGTATCGGTCGTAACCGACTATCTGCGGATAGAGTTTGTATTTCTCAACGAGTTCACGGCACCAGTTGAAACAGTCGTTGTAATCAACGACGTTGTCCCCAGACGGTGCCAGAAGGCCTCGTTGTATGTAAATCTTGTAGGGAAGGTTGTCCCGAATCGACGCCTCCTCAATCTTCTCGGACGGTAACCACATTTTTGAGAAGACGAACAGGTCGTCATTCTTTTGAATAACGCAGACCGCCGCCGTCAGGTCAGTGGTGCGTGACAGGTCAATTCCCAGAACGCAGTAGTGACCCTTGAAGTCGTCAAGGTTCAACGGTGCGCCCATGATTCCGTTTATATCTTGGGTGGGTAGCCATGCCTGTGAACTGTTCTGTTTGATATTGCAGTACTTCGTTAAGAACTCGACTTTCTTCGAGAGTGAACCCTCGGCGATTGCGATCTCTTCTAACATGTAATCGACGGAAACGGAAACGCCCAGATTCGGGTTCGCCTTGCGTAGTTCGTTTATGTCGTTCCACTTTGAAATGTCGTCAATCATGTAGAGGAACGGTGCCAGTCTGGTCTCTCTTGAATCGCCATTGATAACTGCCGTTGACCTCTTAACCAGTTCGTCAAAGATACCTTCGTCAACGTACCCCGCCGTACTGATTGACAGGATAAGAGGTTGACGTCTTGCGCCCATGGCCGACTTGATTACTTCGTACTGTTTGAGGCCTTGGTCTCCAGACCATGAGGCCACCTCGTCGGCAACGCAACAGGACGGGTTCAGGCCGTCGGACTTCTTTGCGTTGAACGCCAACGGTTTCGAAGTCGTGTTCGTTGATTCGACATACAAGTCAGTTCGACGTTTCTTTGTGATTGCCTTGAGTTCTGGTTCTTGGTTTATCATTTGAACCAGTGCGTCAAAGCAGAGGTTCGCCTGTTCGAGTTTCGGTGCAACGAAGTAGATTCGTGCGCCTCGTTCTCCATCTAGGAACATCATGTAGTTTGCAATGGCCGACGCCAGAAGGGTCTTGCCGTTTTTTCGGCCAACGACCACGAACACTTCACGGAACTGTCTCATGCCTTTGTCGTCGACGATTCCGAACACCACCGAGACGAGCGCCTTTTGCCAGAGTTCAAGGGAGATAAGATTCGGCGCAAGTGCGCCCTCATGGTGGTGACAAAATGTTTCTACGAACTTGATCGCACGGTTTGCCTTCCGTGCGTCGTAGAAAAAGGCCTTCGTCTCAAGGCCTTTAATCACGTATTCATACCACATGGCCACCCACTGACCGACGACAATCGTTCCGTCTTTGATGGCCTGATAGTATTCGTAAATGTAGTTAGTCATGATTCGTCAATGAGTGTTTCCAGTCTTGACTTCTCCCTGACCTCTGCGGGTAGCATTTTCTCCAGTTTATCAATCGTGTTTGCGTAGTTCTTAATCAAAGTGTTGTATGCCTGAAGGTTTGCAGACGGTTTGCGGCCGAACTGGTTCGCACCGTTCTGGTACTGGTCAGTTGACCCTTCTTCGTTGATGATTTCCTGAAGGTCTTCGAGGGTTGCCTTCATGAAAGAAGCGTTTTGAATCAAAGGTGCGAGTAATTCCTTCTTATTTGAGGGAAGGTCTGCGTAAAGATTCGTAAGTTTTTTCAATTCTGCGTCAATCCGTTTTTGTTTCTCCAAAACTGCCAAAATAACACCCCCTTTGTGCGACTTGGGTCAGTTCTATATGCC